GTAGGAGCCTCGTCTGTGTTCCTATCCGCTAGTGCTGGTCTAATGACCTCATTCCATATCTTAGGGTTCTGATCGCCTATCTCGTCAAGGATAACGCCATCGAAATACTGCCCACGCAAGCTATCAGCATTATCGCTACCGTACAAACTAATGCGCCTACCCCAAAAGTCAACCCTAAGCTCTGAGATGTTAGCCACAGCCCCAAGAGGACGAGTAAATTCCAGCAGGTAATCCCAAGCCACGCGCTTTGATTGTGCGTAAGTCGGAGCAATATAGGCAAATCGTGGGTTTGGTTTAGTGCATTCAATGGCAGCCTTGATTAGATGGTTAATCGCGCTAACAGTCTTGCCCATACGACGATGAGCAACAACTACTGTGAACCTATGCTTGTCTATAGCCTCATGAATCAGCCTTTGCTGCTCACGTGGCTTATAAGCGATCTCTATTACTTCTGCCATGTCACCATCAACGGAGCACCTTCAGCACCAGTAATCTCTTGCTTGCTAGTCTCTGCCCATCTCATCTGAGCCTTAGTCCACCAGATCAATGCAGTCGTATCACCGCCCTGAGCCTTGTTAAATAACGTCTTGGCTATCTGTGCGCTGGCTTTAGCCTTACCTAAGTCTAGTTCTGTACGATAATGCTTTCTCAGCGTCTTATCGTCTATACCGATTAACGCTCCTATCTGTTCATGTGGCAGTCCTAAACCAGCCGATGTTTCGACTAATCTCTTGTTTTCTGCGCTAGGAATATGCTCATTCATTTTATGTAGGGGAAATGTTAATCATTCGTTAATAATTCGGCTTTCTTTCCGGTGAAATCTTCCCACCGCTTTACTATAACGTCACAGTATTTAGGGTCTAGTTCCATTAGATAACCTATTCTTCCATTCTTTTCGGCTGCTAATAAGGTTGTTCCTGAGCCGCCAAAGCTATCTAAAATAATATCTCCACCTTTAGTATTATTAAGCATTTGATATTCAAACAAAGCTACTGGCTTCATTGTTGGGTGTTCTTTATTTCTATTTGGTTTATCAAATTCTAAAATAGTTGTTTGTTTTCTATCTGTAGCCCAAAGGTGTCCAGCACCTTCTTTCCAGCCATATAAGCAAGGTTCATGTTTCCAATGATAATCTTGCCTTCCCATGACCATAGTTGACTTTTTCCAAATAAGACATTGTCGAACTTTCCAGCCTGCATCGTGTGCAGCACCTCTAAAGTTGTAACCTTCTGAGTCAGCGTGCCATATATAAAATACAGCACCAGCCTTCATTACTGTATCGGCTGTAACATAAGCATCACGCAAGAATTGACGAAACCCGTCATCGCTCATTGAATCGTTTTGGATAGTTAAAGCGTCTTTTGTTTTACCTTCATAAGCTACATTATAAGGCGGGTCGGTAAGCCACATATCTACTTGCCTGTCGTTTACCAACTTATCCATGTCGGTAATACTACAACTATCGCCACACATTAGCCGATGGTTTCCTAACTGGTATATATCGCCTAGCTTAGTCTTAGGCTCCTCTGGTACGTCAGGAACCGCATCTTCATCCGTTAAGCCTTCTACCTGCTCAGGCTCCAGTAATGCAGCTAACTCGTCTTGATTAAAGCCCAATATATCTAGCGCAAAACCATCCTTTAATAGTTCATCTAACTCAATAGTTAGCAAAGTATTATCCCAATCAGCATTTAACGCTAGTTTATTGTCTGCAATAACTAACGCTTTACGCTGAGTATCGGTTAAATGACTTATCTCTATCGTAGGAACCTCATCCATCTTTAGCTTGCGAGCAGCCATTAACCTGCCATGACCAGCAATAATGCTATTGGTTCCGTCTATTAATATGGGATTAGTCCAGCCAAACTCTTTGATGCTGGCTGATATTTGCGCTACCTGCTCGTCTGAGTGCTTGCGGCTATTGTTGACGTAAGGAATTAAATCCTCAACTTTGCGATACTTAACATTTAACTGCATTGCATTACCTTTCAGGTGTCATGCGTAAAATACTTCGTACATATCTGGTCTGTTAGTCTTTATCCACTCGCGTGGTTCTTCATGGCACTTAGCAAAGTCGTTTCCAACCGTCTGCGATCCTGCGTGATGAACGTAACCTCTGCTGACAAAGTGAAAATATCCTGCCTTGCCTAGATCGTGACATATTATATTGTCTGAATACCAATTAGTGCTAGGGAATTGTGCTACATCCCATGCTTCCTTACTTATCGCAGCGAAAATAGGAGCAATAACATCAGTCATCTTAATGTGTAACTCGCTCTCCCACTTTAACGCTGAGAATACGTCATCTTCCTCAGCTACTCGTATATTCTGTGCTGGTAGTACGTAATCTGATCTTGCACCTAAGAATCCAACCTTAAATGACTTACTGACGTACTTGTAATCTGCTTGCATCTTGGGAATAGTATCGGGAGCCAATACTACATCGTCATTAGCAATGATTAATGAATCGTAATGCCCTGTGTTAAAGGCATAAGAGACAATTGCATTATACGCATCTCCGAAATTGGAAGAAGAATTTGGTCTGAATATGACTCTATCGTTGCCAAGTCTTTTTCTAACTTCTCCCCACAGCTCCAAACTATTTGCACTAACGTAAACTGGCAATTCTCTTGCATATTGATTAATGCTCTCCAATAGTACGTGGATGCTTGGACTACCGACCGTAGCGATTACGATTGCTTGCAAGGAAGCTCCTGACTGTAAACTTAAACTATGCTGACTGTAAACTTATCTTAGTTAATACAACCTTCATTGAATCTACTGCTCTAGGAGTACGCATAATTTCCTGATCGGGAATGTTCTTGTCCATCAATTCCTGACCAAACTCTGACAGCTTAAACTCCATTGACGATAGGTTAAATCTATCCTGCCAACCTAAGTACCAATGCCAGTCGGTATAGTACAGCCAGCTATTCTCGTTGAACGCTCTAACGTGTGTTGGGTCTTGCCATGCACCTAAGCTAAGTTCATACGGTACGCTAATGTGAAACTCACCGCCTACCTCTAGTAAGTCCTTGCAGTTAGTCATTGCAGCCACTAGATCAGGTATATGCTCTAAAACGTCATTTGCGATGATTGTTTTAAACATTCCCTTAATTATCTCTACCTTGCCAAATCTAGGACTGTCGATAGTAGTGCCAAACTCTACCTTAGATATATCGCACCACCAGTCAGGATTAACTCTAAGCAATATGTCTGCATTAAAGTAAGAATCCTTCCAGTCCTTGCCAGAACCTAGATTTAGCGTCTTTGGAATCATTAGACCAATTCAGTTACGCAGATAGTGCAAGATGCCACACCAGAATCTTTAATTACTGCCATCTTATCGCCGGGCTTTACAGCAAAATACAAACTTTCATTGTTAGGGATCATTGTTGAAGTTGTAACACTTGCAGTAGGAGCAGTACCAAAAGCAATATGACCATGACCTAAAGAACACGTAACAAGTACATGAGTCGTATTCACACCGAAAGCATTACTAGCAACGCTTGAATTAGTTACTGTAAAAACTTGAGCAGGACCAGCAGTAAAAATTTGGGTTGCATTACCGTTTTGGTCTCTTGTCAAAATACTCATAATTACTCCATATCGTTAGATTACCACTTTACTTTATTTGCTATTGCTTTACACATAGTAATAAAATAATTTTGATCAAAATTTTGTTTCATAAAATTAACATCTTTATGAACAAGTTGTATGTTTTCTTTTGTGTAACCAATAGAACTATCTATTCTGTCAATTGATGCTGTATGTTTTTGCCCTACTTTTTCCCATCCAATATCAATTCCACTTAAAGCACATTTTTTATTTTGCTTTAGATAAATATCCCATAGTTCATCAATTAATATAGAAAACTCAAGATTTCTGCTATCAGCCGATAGTTTTTTACTGTGGAACCAAGAAGTCCTGATGTTTTCGTAAAAACCTCTATGACAATTATCTGTTTTTTTATTTGAGCAAGCCTTACATTCTTTATTTAAATTTAAAGAAGCTGCGGCATAATTTTTTCTCAAATATGATTGCATCTCACCACATGAAACACATGGCTTATACCATCTACCATCTAATCCTTTTGTGACAGACATATACTCCTCCTGCCACAATTATACCATTTAACCTAATTTACCACTTTATTTTATTGCTCCACCAAGCCGCACTTAGCTTTCCTTTAGCGATATTTCCAGCATGACGAGCCTTAAATGCCTCATTACGCTTGCTACCGTCTGGACTACCCTTTACACCTTGCTGACCGAAACGAATCAATTTAACCTCGTCTCCGTCCTTTGCTAGTACCGCATGACTCTTGGTAGGATGGCTAGGAGTTTTCTTAGGCTTGTTATAGCCAGCAAATTCCTCTTTGCCACGCTTAATCATTTCTTTGCCTTTTTAGCAGGTTTAGCAGTCTTAGCAGCAGCCACAAAGTCAGCCTTAGTCGGAGCACCTTTAGCACCTACCTTACGCATCTTCTCTCCGCTACCTTCAGCAATGCGCTTTTTCTTTGCTGCAATATTTGCATAGAGTCCAGTTTTCATTTTTTAGCCTTGTTCTTCGATGTACGCATACCACGCTTAGGTAGTGACTTGCCAGCTTCCGAAAGAGCAATGGCAACCGCTTGTTTCTGAGACTTAACTACTGGACCACCTTTGCCAGAGTGCAATGTACCTTTACCGTACTCACCCATAACTTTAGCGACCTTCTTATCTGCTTTCGATTTCTTCATCATTTAGCATTTCCTTTACTTGTTCAAGTAGTTGTTGCTCAGTCGTTTCGTACTGACGCTCAAAGGCTTTACGTCCCATTCCGTGATAACCGGTATTCCCCCGATGATGCTCAGGACAAAGCGGCAACGTATCGTAATGCGAACTCCTTACTCCCATCCCCAAGCCTAAGCCTCTAACGTGGTGAATCTCAGAAGGAGTCCCTGCATACCCTAGCCTAGTGCAAATTATACAACCTAAATTAGCAACTTTAGACAGGTATTTCTTCTGATCTTTGGTCAATTTGACGCTTTCTCCACAAATATTTAACTGACGATATTGTCTCTGCATGGTTGCACGTAGGACATACATCTACAGCATCATCAAACACATATCCGCAACGTATTCTTAGCACTTCGTCACGTTCACCAATCCAGTTGCAATTATCGCAATAAACTTTATCCATAATATTGATTTCCTGTAACGTAATTTACATTAAATTTTGCTATTATTTTCAAGCAGTTAGTGGACTGCTATTTCTCGGGAGAAACAAATGTTTGCATTAAATATTGAAGGCGTAATGTTTTACTTTGAGTCAGATGATGTAGAAATTTATGAGTTTGATGAAGATGGTGTCGCATATTGGTTTGATGATGAAGAACAAGTCTGGTATTACTTCGATGAAGAATACTATGACTGGATCGAGTGCGAAGATGATTGCGAAGAATAATCATTGAGTTGATCTTTCAACTTGACGATTACTAGCTTCTAAACTTCTCCAGCAGTCAACACGAGCCTGAGCGGCTACGAGCATCCAGCGTAGTCGTTCAGCCTCCTCCACAGCCTCCCTTAGTCCTAATACACATTGCGTGTATTCTTCCGTAGTATAAGAGTCTGATTCTTTTTCTGCCATTGTATTTTTCAAACTACGTTGAAAGCCAATAGCCTTAACTGTCTTTCTATGTTCAGTTAAATAAACAACCTGAGCTTTAGCCGCAGCGTATTTCTCAGCATTCTTAATCATAAAGTTAATTGCTTCGTTCGGATCGATATTCATCTGATAGTTTCCATATTAAATTTTTAGCATCATCAATACTTGTAACTACGTTTACTTGACCTTTCCAGAGTCTGTGCCAATTAACTTGATCTGGAGTAAGTACCTTTTTATCACCGACTTTTATCTCAAGCAAGAAATTTCTAGCTTTAAATCCTACTAAAATATCTGGTACGCCTTTGCCTACTGCATGTAAGTGCTCAACCGTACAACCCATATCGCGTAAAGCCTTAACGATCTGCACTTGATTATTGTCTACCCTTTTGTAAACCATACGCCATCTTCTCCCTTAGAACCTAACTGCCATTGTTCCCTACAATCTTTCTCTAGTAACTGAGCCGTTCTATCTCCGCGTTTTTTGCGGACAATAGACAAGTATTCGATGGCTTTGTTTCTATTTTGAGTACGCCACTTTAAGATTTGGCGAACTTCGCATCGATGTCTGTGTAGTTCGCTGTTATCAGGCACGAAACGCACCTTTGTTATCAAAGTCTATAGGCTGACCACCTAACGTATCTACAAACTGCTGGCTGTTGTGCTCAAAGTACATCCCATAAAACTCCTCAGCCTCACCGTTCCTTTGCTTCTGGCACATTAAAAACATATCTGGCTGCTTCTCGTCATAGTCCTCATTGTTCCTACGAGCGTTCTCCTTCTTTTTATTACGCCAGACTAAGAACACGTTGTCCACCTGATCTGCAATGCTTCCAGAACCCTTTAAATCGGTCTTAGAAGGCTGTATTTCCTCTGACTGCAACTTACGTATGTGGTGGACTAAATGAATGTGAACATGATGGTCTCTAGCCAATGCACATAACTCGTCAACAAATGATTTTTGCTCGTTTAATGAGTCCTCTGCGACCACACACTTCATTAATGAGTCAATGAAGATATGTTTTATGCCTAGCTCAACAGCACAATACCGAGCCATTGCAATGGTTTTCTGTGGAGTAGTGCTACCTTGCTGGTCATAAAGATACAGATTCTCGTCAATGAAATTAGTGAACCGTCCTAAAACCCCACGAATGTAGCCTTCTTTGTCGTGAGTTAACGGTATATTGATATTCTCACCTGCAAACTGACGCAACATACGGACAATGGTAGTTACAGGTTTCATTTCGTATGAGGCAATACATACCTTTAGGTTCTGTTTTACTAAACCTAACGCTATCTGACCTGTGACTAAAGACTTTCCACCGCCATTGCTGCCAGCATAGACTGTCACCTCACCTAGCCTGAATTTAACGTCTGAATGAGTTTTAACCCACGGCATTACTGGATCGTCAGTCTTTTGAGGATCAGTATAGTTTTGGTAAATCTCATCTAACCAGCTATTAGCAGATTTAACCTGTGCCGATAAATCATTGTTCTTTAGATACTTCTCAACATCAATATCTTGTGACTTAATTATTTGACGATCTTCGTACAGTCGTTCCGCTATTGCAAAAATATTATCCGACATATTTAACTGCCTCCATTATCCTAGCCTGTGCTTTCTTCATTCGACCTCTATCTTCTTCCGATAGTGGTAGTCCTTGTGCCATTGTGTAAGCTGCTACGCTTACTACCCATGCCTCGAATTCAATGACTCTGAGCAAGTCTGAAGCATAATACTTTCTCTTAACTGGAGGCAAGTCTTTATTTACGTTAGGGAACAGATCATTCATATCCATGCCAATAGCACCCAAAATATCTTGAACGCTGCAATCAGCAAAGCATTTCAATAGGATACGACCATCGTCTAATTCTCTTATCGCTAGGCTAGGACTCTTATCAGTATGAGCAGGACAGCAAGCCGTATACGCTCCGTTACGACCTTTAACCTTCTCTAGTCGGCTAAGTATGTTCTCTATCATTTCCACCCCATCAATGGCTTTTGAGTAGTCCCAGCTATTTCATCTTCCCATCGCTTATTGTTTAACCAAGTAGATGCATGAGGAATAAACTGTTGTTCTCTATCAGATAACTTTTGATCTTTTACGGCTTTTGTAATTTTTGCAATAAGTTCATCGTTAGGCTTAATCTTTATCCAAGCCTTCTTAGCACTTTCTTTAGCTGTCTTTTTTGGATAAGACTTCCAAAACATCTCAAATTGATC